AGTAATGACTTGGAAATCTTCTGATCCACCAATGCTTCAAACTCCCCAAATTGCAAAGGATGTGAACTCCAGTCCAATGCTTTGGCCACCTCTGGCAACTTATCATCAGGTGTAATGTTGTATTTAAGCGCCTGTTTCTCTGTGAGGGCAATCACAGTACAACGGCAACGAAAGCCCAATGGAGGGTAATGCGTTAGCCAAAATGGGTGATCAATCGGTAATACAATGCGATTCAATGCCAAATGTGCAGGACGTACACGCGAGTCATTGATAGCCGAATACATCAGATACTGACGTTTGTCTTTATTCCGTTGCTGTTGCTGCCAACGTCCATGACCATAGGCACTTTGAATATTGGTACGGAATACATTGTCCAGGTAATGCTTAGGTAAAACGATTTCAGATTCAGCTACAAGCTTCTGAAAATCGTTAAAGGTGCCACCCGATGCTAAAGTTTTATTCAGTGATTTAATCACCGACTCAGCTTGCTCAAGACTAGATAAGAAGCTAACTGTGGTCGCCATCTGCCTCGTCTTGAGATCCATTGAGTAAAACTCATCAGGCAGTACTACTTTCTTGCTATGCGCATACTGCAGTGCTTCAAGAAACGTGACTGGTTGCATAAGTTACTTTCCGCCTTGTGCTGTCACATACCCCAATACATCCCCAGCATATAAAGCCTGATCTAAATTCACTTTAAATTGAGCTTTAGATGCCGTAGGAATGAGTTGCATTAAATTACTTGCTAGATCTTGTGGATCCGTCGAATCAGCCACTAATTGTCTAATCTGATCATTGGTCAATAGCTCAATGTCATCCTGAGCATCTGTAAGTTCATCCACTTCTTGCTGTTCAGGTGACTGCTTTTGGACTGATGCCTTAAAGCTGAATGCTTGATGAGGTAGTGCTGAAAATTGGGTACTTGGAACCACTTGCTCAACTGGCTTTAAATCACCATCTTGCAAGTTGTACTCGCGAATGAAATATGACTCTGAAAGGTTTGCACCAGCATTCTTTAAGTGCGTATCCCGCTCAGCCTGTTCTTTATTTAGTGGTTTAGATTTCTCACCCAGAAGCACCTTATGTCCAGTCCAATTATTAAGTGCGCATAGTGCATTCACAACAGCCTGTAATGTAGGTGTTACCATTCGGATATCAGATTTAAGCTTGTCATTACGAACATTTTCATGAACCTGACCGAGTGCATAACTCCCTTTACCATCAGAGCCGCTCGTAAGTGTTTGGCCTAGAATTAACTTTTGAATCTGCTGTGCTAAAGTTTTATTGAACGTCTCAAAAGCCCCATTCGCACCACCGCTCGAGCCCTGTGCTGACAGAACCTGAACATTATCTTCTATATCAATCGATACCACACTTTGAGCATGTGCAGTAAGCAGTGCCTGATTCATATCATCAATTTCTGAATCCTTGCACTTACCGAGTAGGATCGGAGTACCAAAACGCTCCAAGAACTTTGCCCAGAATTTAAATCCATTCTGTTTAAAGAAAAACAACCAATACAGTGTCGCCAGCAATGCTTTACCGTATGGTTGTTCATAGGTGGCTTTACGGCGTGTTAAAAAGAACTTGAATATCTGATCTACAGCTTGCTCCTGAGTAGATCCCTCCTTTCTCAAGATGAGTCGTCCATCATTTTTAGGTTCAAACCATTGCATTGGCTTTTCACCAATCCACTGCAATCCGATGTAACCCTCTGGCTTTAACTCATATACAGCCTCTTGCACGGAATAACCAAAGAACAAAGCATTCAATGCACCTGAAGCAATTTCAAAGTACCACTCATCAAGCTGTACCTTTAAATGCAGGGCTTCTGGAGTATCACTAGGTTCTAAGCGAAATGGCGTGCCCAAAAGTGCATCTATACGTGTTTCAACTGCTTGAGCTATCTCGTCATCATCTAGCAGCACCTTAAGCCGATGGCGCGTAATACCCGCTTTGCGGAGTACCTCATCATTATCGGGCTGCTTGCCAAAATGAGTGAAAAATGCGGATACAGCCTCTTGAGAATATAAATTACCTTTAGACAAAGCCTTCTTTGACGCTTTGTCTTTTTTAGACCCTGCCATAAATACACCTTAATTAAATACGCGACTACCCGCACCAGCTGGCTTTTTCCGCTTACGCTCTCTAATGTCACTAAAACAAATCATGACGCTATCAGCCCGGTTAGGTGACAAGGCACCATCAGGTTGCTTATTTACGAGGATTTTGCCAGCACCGTTTTTACTGTAGGTCGGCTGTGATAACTCACGCTTGAGTTGCTCTAGTTCGCGCTTATCCAAATCTTCAGTCGATAGTGAGATAAGTGCATCAGGATCGTATTGCATGCCTTGTAGTGCTCTGTACGTGTTCTGGAAGCGCATGCGCAAACTCCACCACATTTGAGCCTTTAGATTTGCGAAGAAATCGATATTCTTCCGAGCTTCTACCATCTCCAGCTCTGGGTTATGTACTGTACCCGAGCCCCTGAACGGATCTGCTTGAATCTCTTCAATTCCTTTTGCACTGTTCTGCTCATTAATGACTCGAGCATCACCACGAACACCAGCTCCCAAGCCATCCGCATCGTAAAAGAACAAATTCAGTTTTTGCTCTAGGCAAATATCGATCGCCTTCTGGGTTGTTCCAAAGATGTCATCGCCAATGCCTGACCACGTATCCAAATACTGCAGAACAATGCCATGACGCGAGGCAAAGGAGTTCTTATCCTTACCCTCATCCGCCACATCAAGTGCACCATTACGCTCACCTGATGGCTGTATATCGAGTTTTATATGCAAATCTATAGCAGCCTCAACCCATGCTGATGGAATCAACACACCTTCAACTGAAGCGGCGTAATCAATATCAACCTCTTGGGCTAAGACAATGTCGTCAAGCGTCGCAATTTGCTTTTCATACCACGGATGAATCAGCTTCCCATGTAGTGAGACGGTCCAGTTTTTATCGGGGTTGTCTCGCCACGCCATCGTAAACACGGCGTAACGTCCGCTGAATCGATCTTGGTGAAACTTATCACCAATACCGTTTGGAGTTGATCCCTTGATATGAACGTTTGTGTTCTGCGATATAGCTGCATCTACAGCTTCCTGACGCTCTACGAATGCCCATTCATCAAGAAAGTACATCGTGGTACGTCCACCACGGCCAATGTTGTCTCCAGCCTCACCCGTAACCGTTGCGCCATTATCAGGATTGATAATACGCATGTAGTTGTCGTGGACCTTTTCGACAAAACTTTTCGGCTTCATCCAATCAGGAAGTTTTGAGAACATATCTCGGAACTTATGAAGCAGCGTTTTAGGATCGCCCTTCTTATCAACTAGATCCTCTTTGCGACTACCTACACCACCAGCGAAACCCTCGACAAATAACCATCTATGCAGGTAGAAACCCAGTACCACATAGCTCATACCTTCATCACGACTCTTCTCAATGAGGCCATGAGTTTGAGTGCTTTCACGCTCAAGTAACCAGTCGACCAATTCAACTTGACCAGGGCGAAGTACAAACGGAATATTTGCCGGTAAACCAAAAGGCATACCTCTTGGATCGTAGGTCCACACCCAATGATTAAACCAATGTGATGGATCATTCTTACACTTATATATCTCAGCCTGAATGCTGAGTTCACTTTGCTCTATTACGGCTCGGTAATAGTAACGTCTGGTCATCTCAGCTATGACTTCAGGCAAGCGTGTATTAATCGTCCACTCTTTAATGAGGGGCGCTATTTCTTCTATTGCGTAACTCATAATTTGCCATTAATTGCTAAACGAGATAGTTCTTGTGCTGACATCCCAGCAAGCTGCTCAGGGGTATACATAACGGAGCGCTGGCTGTGCTCTGTTTCTGTTTTAATCGCTCCTCCATCTTTGCCCGTAATTTCTAACTTACGCTCGTAGTGGCCTTTGACGATCTTCTGAATTTGATCAATCAGCTTAATCGACATCACCACGTTGCCTTTCTTAGAAACCAAAAGGTCACTCAAGATTTGCAATTGAATAATGTCGTTTGCACCGATGATGTTGTATATCGGCTGATCAATATATTTCTTCCGTGCTTCATGGAATAAATCCACTAACTCTTGCGATAGGTCCGCACCTGCAGTCTTTGTTGGGTCGTAGCATTCAACCTGTTGCGGGGAAACATCTATCTTGAAGTTTTCCTTGATGGCCACCACCACCTCAGTAGGTGTCATAAACTGTGCAAGTGACCGAACAATAAAGACTTTTTCTGCTTTTTTAAGCCTTGCCATAACTCACCATCCATCAAGGTACATCAAGGTAAGTGGGCAAAAAAATTTGAAACTAACCTATTACACAGTTCCCACAACACGCAGACACATTAAAATCAGATACAAACGGCGCATTCTTTGTGATTTCGACTAAGCGCTTAACACTGTCGCTTACACCCCAGCGTTTGACCACGCCATAGAATTCTTCAACGTCATGACCAGCTAAGTAATGCTTTGGTAAGCCAGTATTGTCGCTGTACATGATTTCGTCGTCTTGATCACGTTCTACGCCAATGTGATAAAGCTCATGTTCTATCAATGCACAGAAATCATGATCTGAAGCTTGCTCACAGAATGATGCATCTATAGTGATTAGATATACAGGCACACAACCAAACCAGTCGCGCATCTGTTGTTCTTGCCGAGCTTTCTTCCATCCACCTTGGTTAAACATCACTTTTTCACATTGGCCCAATACCATGCGTTTTTTAGCCATACATGCAGATGATGCCCAAGCAAATGCTAAGAAAGTTTCATCGTCATGTAGTAGCTCAGAGAGATGGTCATGATCTGGATTGTGGAGCTGGCCACCAATGGTCAAAAAGTTTTTAATCACCCATTCTTTTAATTCCACGGCGGGCGCAAGGCGAATTGCTTCTTCTTCCTCAGCCTGATCAATGAGATCTGTCGGCGGGAATGGTCTGATTTGTTCCATCTTCTAATCTCTCTAACTGCGAATTGATCCACCGAATCACACCACCCGACTCAATTGCATGTGGCTCAAAACGCTGAATCCTGTAACCCATATCTTCAGCTAGATCATATTTACTAATTGCATTCGCTATCTTTTTTCCACCACGACCAACTGACCAAGGACTACCTGCTATTTCAATAAGAAGTCTCAGCTTCACAATATAAAAATCGAATCGCCAGTTTTTAGTGGATTCAAATTGAAATTTACGCTCATAGCCAACCAGGTGTTCTTCTAATTCCTGAAATAAAGTCTCTTCAGCTTCTAAGTATGTTTCTTTTGCTTTTGGTAGCGGTTTAGAACGTGGTTTGGACTTAGGCGAACGTTTTTTAGTTTTCCAGAAATAATCGTATGCGTTCATATATTGCGCCCATTAAAAAACCACCCGAAGGTGGTTTGTATTTTTATTAGTCGGATATTCTCAACGCTGGTCTTAACACCCTAAATATTGCAATGGGTGTCATGCCAAAAGCAACACTCGGTCTACCAAATTGCTCCTTAAGCATTGTCATTGTCTGAGTCACAAGACTTTTGATCTCATTCTGATCCGTATAATATGTAAAATCATCAAATGGTACCGCATCTAGAACACCTAATACATACCACTTTCCTGACATAAACTCTCCATGTTTAAAATTTATATCTAGTCCAGCATTAGACATTTCATTTCGACTTAAGGTCATCCAGACTTCAGTGCATAATGGCACCCCATCTTCACGAAACTCACCCGTCTCCACGAGCAACTTACCCTCTAATGCGTAGGGAACTTCTTGTATGAATTTCAGTGCAGGCTTAAGAGCCTCAACCATCTCCGCTTTCTTTTTTTTATGCGAATTAGTAACACCTGGCAAAGTTGCAACCATAAAATCTGTTGCAGGTTCCATAAATTCTTTGATAACAGAAACATCAACTACGCTTAAACGCCCCTCTAGTAATACAAGACTCCCAAGTTGGTTAGCATCTAATTCGCGGTGAATAAACCCTAGCTCATCAAGGCGATTTATCATTTCTCTAGGCATTGTATGGGTTGCATCGTATTGATGTTCAGCGCCAAGACTCGCTGAGTGATCTGTCGCTACTTTGCCATTAGCTATTGCGGGAATTCCTGCTCCTGCCTCTAGCTTGCGAATATCTGTGATATTGCTAGTATTTTTAAAAGATGCTAAAGCTCCATTCCCAGTAAGCTGAGCATAGAACGATTTAATTTTTGTGTTATCTAAATAAAAGAAATCAAAGATTGATTCGATGCTTTGTAATTCTTGCGCCACTATTGATCTGCCCTTCAGCCTTTTTTCTTGTTTCATTATACTGACTTAGGCCGTCTTGCATAGCTTTTTGAAAAGACTCTATTGCTTCACCCAACCCTTTAGCGGATTCATTTATTTTCTCTTGTTGTTTCTTATTGCCACACCCAAATGAGAAATTCATAAAGGAAACTCCTCCTTAGACAAAAACACCCTAACTATCATATGACACTAGGGTTATCCACAACTATATTCACTATTGACATTTCTGTCAATAATTAGGATTAAATTATTGTCAAGCCCTACAGCTATTTCTATGCGTTAAATACTGTCGCACTGAACATTAAACGTACAAAACCATACGCAAATTCTTAACCCGCTCTTTCAGCTTAATCATGATGCCATCAATCGATAGCATCTCTTCCCGAGTCAAACCAAAACGACTCAGATTCTGATATTTAGACAGCTCAGCACTACAAAATTCTAAGTCTTTTTTCGCTTGTACTTTATCTGTCATGGTTCCAACCTTCCGGAATTTCCGGATAGTTCAAATAAGAAAAGAAAAACCCCACCAATAATGAATATTGAGCGGGGTTTTATGTG